CAGCCAGTGATGCAATGCGTGAACACTATAAACTAGAATGCGAAAAGTACACTGCATTACAGTTCGCACATACAATCATTCGTGCAGACAAAGGTATCAGTATTCCAGTACACGCTGGTGCAATCGTTCGTGCATTGCAAGGTCAAGTAGAAGCAATCAGTATCGATACTGGTGATGTTGATAAGATCATCAAAGCACAACAAGATATATTAGAACAAATTGAAGCATTGACTGGCTTAGGTGGCTTACGCAATAGTAAGAACCAAGTTGCTTCGGGCGTATCAATCATCGAAGAACGCAAACAACTACATAGAACAGCAAAGTCTAAAGCAAGGCTTATGGAAGTTACCGAAGGATTGATCTTTACATTTGCCGCACGATTTATGGGCATGAGATGGGCAGGACAAGTCAATTACAACACTGACTATGAAGCACATGATACCAATTATAGAATGGCTTTGATTACACAAGCATCTGCATTAGTAGGTGACAATGATATCATTAAGAGTTTAATCACCCGTGAGATTATTGGCATGCTTGCTCCAGCAGAAGACATTGAAGAATATCAACAAGCATATGTTGAAGGTCTTGAAAATAGTGCAGTCAAACAGTTAATGATTGAAGAAGATGAAGAAGTCTCGATTACTGATACAGGATCTATTCCAGATGTAGTAGACTATGGTGAGATTGATACATCAGAAGATAAAGTAGGAGATCAGAACAATACAACATTATTAGGTGGACCAGGAACTCCTATTACCCCAATGGGACCAAGTTATTACACACAACAAGCAGTTGCAGTACAGATAACAGGATTAAACACAGGTAGATGATTTGTATAAATACTCTATCACATTCGGTGATTACGTATAATCAAGGAACTAATTAAATGGACAATAAAACTTTCGTTGGCAACGATGTAGCCCCTGGAACTGCTCAGGACCCTATGGGTGAAGCAGGAGAGCAAAACGTTAACCCAGGTGCTATTCGTAAAAGCACAACTCAGTCATTGTTAACTGCAATGTCTAATGCAAGTGGAGTACAATTCACTAGCGTAGAAGACGCACTAGCATATATGGCACGAACCGGGGCTCAATCACAATCCGTTGGCAACGCACAGCCAGTAGAGAAACAAACTACTCAAAACAATCAAGGCAGAGTTACTACCAATGACTTGCATGAACGATTCAATGAACTTCAGCAAAATCTTGCTCAAAAAGAGCAACGATTGCGTGAGAAGGAATTAGATTCAGACATTCAGCGAGCAATGGGTGATAAGTTTGATCCAGATATGATCGATTATGCTTTACAAAAAGTAAAGAGCAACATACAATGGTCAAATGATGGTTCATATGTTATCACTAACTCAAAAGGTCAAGAGCGTTATGGTATGGATGGATCTCCACTTTCGATTCAAGGATTAGTACAAGAAGTTGCATCGGGTAATCCGAAACTTCTTAAACAGAGTAACACTAATTCTGGATCTGGTTTACGACCTGGACAAGGCAATTTTGCTGGTGCACCTCAAGACGGTGTCCCTGACTATTCGAAAGACCCGGCTGCATTTAATGCATGGGCACAACGAAATGGTCTAGGACGCAATATGGGTCTAAAAGGTACAACTGTATCAGCAAGTCAGTCAACTTCAAGTCAAAGAATACTCTGATTGCCAACTTAACTTAAAGGATATATTATGGCTTATGTACTCGGCGGTGATTCAGGTGAAGGCTACGGCTTCACATTCGCAATTGCTAATTTCGCACTACGTGCTATGCACGAATCAAATGGTCTAGTTAACATGACTAACGTTGTTACCCCTACACAAGGTAATCAATTCTTAGTTCCTAACTTTGCACCAATTACATATCAAGACTTCAACCCATCGGCAACACCGCCGGGTACATGGGGTACTGGTAACGCAACGGTTCAAAACCCTGCATTAACTCAAGAGACTATCACTGCAAGTCCTGCTGTTGCAACGACTGCATTCGATATTTTCTACGGTTGGACAACTAGTTTCCAATTGGCTGCTACATTAGGCGCTGAATTGGGTGACAGTTTCGCTGAAAAAGTCGACCAGCGTGTTGCAGCCGCTTTTGCCGCATTTAAAGCAACTCCAGGCAACACATTCTATGCAACAAGTGCAGACGGTTTCAATCGTATCTTGCAACTTGGCGCTATTGAATTGTTACCAAGTGGTGCCGCATTGACTGGCGCAACTGCTGGTTTCACTGCTAACTTAGTTACCGAAGCAATTCGTTTGATTAAGCAACAGTTCAAAATCGCTCGTATGCCTGGTTCACCTGTTATCGTTATCGATAGTAATGGTAATGACGGTGTTATCGGTTCAACATTGAATCGTTTATTGTCAGAACTAACTGGTGGTGCAGTTTCTCAAAGTGGTGGTGCAAACCTATCTGCATTGGGTAACGAATTGCTATCAAGCGGCCGTATCGAAAACATCTACGGTTGCATGGTCATGTCAACAACCTTCTTAGGTAGTGCAAGCCGTACTGTCGCAGGTGCAGCAGCCACTCCAGTATTAGTCGGTGGTTACTTCGGTGACTCAGCATTGTTCACAGTTATGAAGCAAGGTCTTGAGATCAAACTAGGTGAAGTACCTGGTGGTCTACAGAACTGGTTAACTGGTGTCGGTTACTTCGGTTCTGGCGTTGGTGACTTGCGTCGTGGTGGTGCTATTAACATCGTTCAAGATTAATCTTAAATTAGTTCAGGAAATATAATATGTCAGTACCCTATCAAAGAATTTCAAATGCAACAGCGCAAGACATTGCGTTTTATGATCCGGCAGCGGAGCGTAGAGCGGCTGCATTAGGCATTGATTGGGACCCTTACTTTAAAGTTGCTTCACAAGAGTGGCTTTACAAGTTAGAGTTTGGATGGTGGAACAAATATTGTGACACTGTTCTGGGTGCTTACTATTATTCCAATCTTCCTAATGGCGCTCTTATATCTAGTTTTAATCCTAGTCAACTCATGAAAAATGACCAGACACTGATTAGATTAGATACATTCGGCGCTGTGCTAGTATTCTACGAGAGCCTCGTAACAGAGGTCTCTAACATGAATGATGTAGACAAGATGAACTACGATTTTGCAAAAGATCGTTGTGACCGTGAGTGGATTAAGGCATTAGAGTTGATGAACTTCTATGACTTATATAAGAATTCACCTAACGGACCTGCTACAAAACTAGAAGAAAATTGGACGGCTGATGTTGATTATTTCAATGGTGATAGGAGATTTTTCTAATGTACACTGTACAAAAAAACGATCCTTATATCACGCAAGCACAGGTGACAAAGATGTTACAATTCTATATTCCAAAGAGTTGGAATGTACCAATCTTTACTGAGTTTGCTAGTGATACAGATATCGTTAGGTACGGACTGTATGTTAGTAACATCGTAACCGTTAATAGGGTTCCCAATCAACTTGGAGTAACAACCGGTAGTAACATATATAATGCTACAGATACCTTTTACATTGCATACATTAGTTTCCAAACAGATCCTAATGTTAACAGAGTAAGAGATATGGTCAATAACTTAGTAACTGAAAACTATCCTGGTACAACAGTACCATTCTTAGATGGTTACTTTGAAAGAAACTATGCTGAAGACTTAAACTATGGTACACAAAGAGAAAGATATACCTGGACATTTGAATTAACAAGACTCGAATTTCAATAACGCCAACACATAAGGAGAAATCATGGCTAATGTAAGAATTACAACCAACACAACTGGTACTCAACCAGTTATCGTGATCGGTTTGAACGGTGCTAATTTAGCAAACGCCGCTCAAGCAATTACTGTTCCATTCGTTCAGGATGTAACAATCACGAACAGTACTGGTGTTTACTCATACACAACATTCTCGGATGTTGACACACGTAAACTAAGTACACCTGCTGACAACGAAATCAGCACAAACATTGTTGTTGATGCTACAACATATTTCGGTACTAATCCAAGCGCAGGTACAACTGCGCCAGAATTAGGTATCGCATATATGTCAACAAACAAGTCCGCACTAGATTTTAAAATCTATTGGAACGGCATCACCTCTGGCGCTCATTACTACGAAGGTGAAGGCTTCTTTACAAGTCTAGCACCGACAACTAGTCCTGACGCTCCTGTCTGGGTGACACCTATGACTATTGCAGTCGACGGTGCATTCGGATCAGGCACAGTGGTCTAATATCTCAGGGATGGGAAGTTAATCGGGGATACTGTAAAAGGTATCCCCTTTTTTTAAGGAAAATAAATGAACGAATATCTAAAAACAAGTGAAGAAAAACTACGCAGTTTATTAGCAGATGAAGCCAAGCAAATGCCCATGCTTGATAACATGCAGTCAACAATCAGACAACTAAAAGCAAAGCAAGCGTTTCGTATTGCACTGCTTAATCAACTACTAGAAGACGGTATTGATAACGAATAAATACAATGTAATAATT